CTCCGCTGGAATTATGGGAACTACTTAAGCGACGGCAGAACCTACCGCCTATTTTAATTCCTCGCCGCGATGCTAAGCGATTCATTACTTCGCTCAAGCAATGTAAGTACCGGGAAACCCGGCAGCAAGCAAGCGTGGGTATCTTTCGCTACTCGCACTTGATTGTTCGTCGCCGGTTTTACCCAGGTAACATGGTCGAGATCACCGTTAAGCTAATTGACTTCGATAAGATCGGAGATTAAGTTATGGCAACTGACAACACACAACTAAAGCAAGAGCATGAAACAGCTAGCTTTGGAGACAAGCTTTACTTCGCTCCGGAAAGTTACCATGCACTGCGTAAGGAAATGCAGCAGAACTTTCCTACTATGTGGCATACTATTGGTGGCGCATTGTTCTGGGCTCCAGAAACTTTCTTTGGCTACATGAGTGAAGCACTGGAAACGTTCATTCACTTTGATACTCGCAATGTAGACGGCCTATGCAAGCACGTACTTGATCTCTTGCGGGAAAAACGTGGACTTAAACCATTGCATAGTAGAGAAGAATATTATATTGCAGAAAGTCAACGAGCAGAAGATAGAGTAGTAGTTGAGAATGGAACCATTGTAGGTACGGTTGGTGACCTTGCTGCTAAGCGGGAGATTTAAATGCGTACTCTTTTCATGGCGATTTGCCTAGTTGGAGTTACAGTAGTTGACAATGAACTAATCCGCCTCCTCTTTACGCTAGCTCTAGGCCTGGCAGCATACACGCAAGGACTGGATGATGAGAGCGAAAGATACACAGAGGTAAGTGATGAAGAAGCATTGGCATTGTTAAATGCCGACGAGGAGAATAAATAATGGCATCTAGAGAAACTCAAAAAGAGAAGTGGCTGGAAGCCGTTACTGAGTTACTTAGGAAAGAGGATGGGCAAGCATGCACTGCCCTATACAAGCAACTCTTTACTTCCAACAATCAAGTGCGTACCTTCATAGAAGCCATTAAAACTAGCGAGCAATTCTACTTGCTTAAAGGTTTTGGTACGCAAGTCTTCCTTCACTACGACAACTACATAGCCGCTCGTGATGCCGCACAAGTTCAAGTAAGCACCTATGAACACCGTGGGCATATTACACTAGGGCCTGAGACTTCGCACCGTCAAGTCACTGTATATACTTGGCAACTCGCTGAGCTAATTAAGCAACTTCAAACCGCACTGAAGCAACTTCAAGAGTTCGAGGATTAACTATGACAGCTACATTTGAAGACACCGTACATCAACGCTTGCATGAGCTTAAGCTAGCTCAAGAAGCACTAGACCCTAACATCTCAATTCACCTGCGAGAAATTCATAACGCCCTTAAAGAACATCCAGAAGTAGTGAGCTTGCTTAGTGATGAAGAAATTCGTACTTGGATTACTGTGCGCCGGCAGCTTAGCAACATTGCAGTTATGCCAACCCTCAAAACTACCGCTAAGAAAGCTGCTGCTAGTAAGGCAGCCAAGGTAAGTGTAGATGACATTTGATATCTAGGAGCTAACGTGAATAACTTTGTGCTTGCCATGCGTAGCCGACTACTTGCCTATAATTGCATCGAGGTAGTGCCTACTAAGTTCTACCATGTGCAAGCACTCCACACTCTTATCTACCCACTTCGAGTATCCGTAGATCCTTGGAAATTTCACCCCTCCGAGGGGGATCTACGAATACTTAACCGCGTAGAGAATAGCTTAACCCAAGAACTTTACTTCACCAATCTACTTAGCAAGCATTACTTAGCACACGCTCGCCTAGTACTACTTGACAATATTGAGGAACTCCAATGCGCCTATCAACTGACGGACTCCCTGACTTCTCCAACCTCCTGCTCCCCGGAGAAGCTAGTAAGGGAGGAGCCACAACTACTGTCGATGGATATGCAATCTTTGCGGGCAAAGCTAACACGCTTAGCTACTCGCAGATAGAAGAACTCCACACCTGTCCACGAAAGTTTCTCCTCAACAAGCATAGCACCAGTGGTAGAAGTACTAACATTGACTTTGCTATGGGCCATGCTGTAGGCGAAGGAGTACAAAAATATTTGGAAACACGTGACCTTAACCTGGCACTCTTGGCTGCTGACCGTGCTTTTGATCTAGATTACTTTGAAGTAAATGATAAGAAGAAAAAAGGTATTGACTATGCCTTTCATGCGGTAGAAAAGTTTCCAGTCTTTGCAGATGAAATGTTTAGTGAGTGGGAACTACTCATCCTGCCTAATGGCAAACCCGCTATTGAGACTACCTTTAGTATACAAATTGGCGAGTATTGGTTCTCCTCGCACATAGATATTATCCTAAAGAACCGATATACTGGACAGTTGCGGGTGTTTGAAATCAAGACTAGCGGCTTCTCTAGCATTTCTCCAGAAATCTACGCTAACAGTAATCAAGCGCTAGGCTACCTTGCACAAGTTAAACAACTACTCCCTGATGTAACGGAGCTAGAAGTAGATTACCTAGTCTATAGTTGCCCAAGTATGGAGTGGAACTTCCTTCCTTTCGTAAAGAGTGAAGCTCATCTTCTTGATTGGGTAACTGATCTTGTAATAAGTAAAGAACAAGTGGCCCGGTATTTCGAGTTAGGTCACTTCCCAAAGTATGGTAGCGGTTGCTTGAAGTTTAATAGAACTTGCCAACACTTTGGAGTCTGCGACTTCCCGACGAGTAGAGAGCTAACCACTATTAACAATATTACTGAAGTAGAAACTCCTGATTACATCTTTGACATTACTAAATTCTTAACTGGCTCAATCTCCTAACCTCCACTTGCTAACCTAAAGATGGCTAACCTAACTACACTAACTTCCTCAGCCCGGATTCGCTGTATTGTTTACGGTGATCCCAAGACTGGTAAGACTGCGGCCGCTGCTGCACTTGCAAGTAAGGGCTACAAACTCCACGTACTTTCTCTTGAGAACTCTCTCGATACTTTCCTCAACCCCTCTATCCTACCAATTAACTTCCGTGAAAACGTAAACATCCTACAGATTCCAGACACTCAAGACAATCCGGTAGCTTCCTCCACAGTAGTCAGCATTCTAAGTGGGGGGTCTACCGAAGTCTGTCAGGCGCACGGTGTAGTTAACTGTGTAAAATGCAAGGCTATTCCTAGTGCAAGCGATTCTATCTGTCTCAACGCGTTTGGCGATAAGGACGTACTTGTAATTGATAGCATCACTCAACTAGCAGATAGCGTCCGCAATAACATTTGCAAAGCCTTGATTGCTAAAGATGCCGTACCTACTTGGGATGAATACAAGAAGGAAGGCCTGATTCTCAGCAAGATCTTTGGGCGAATTCAGAATCTAAATTGCCACGTGATCGCCATTGCTCACCAAGAGATTGTTGAAATGCCTGATGGTAGCAAGAAGCTAGTACCTAGTGCCGGTACTAAGAACTTTGCCAAAGGCATAGCAGGATTCTTCACCACTGTTGTGCAAGCTAGCGTAGTCAACCGGAAATATAAGTTGGCTAGTAATGTACAGGATGCAGGTAATGCACCTGTTGCTGCTGCTAATGGATATCGCTTGACAGACGGCGATGGACTTGATAAACTCTTTCCTACCACGTAATACTCTCTACTACTCTCTATTCCACTACTATGCAACCAACTACTCCCACTCAAACCATTCAAGAAGTTCTTACTGAACGCGGTTCCCGTTACGGTAAGTTCTCCGGCCACGCACGAGTAACGCAAGATCTTAAAGATACTATTAGAGATGCTATTTCTGCTAACTTCAATTTTGGATTTACCCCTTCCCAATTTGAAGCTCTAGATATGATCTGCCATAAGCTTGGTCGTATCGTTAACGGAGATCCCAATTATGCAGATAGTTGGGTAGACATTGCAGGATATGCTCAACTAATTGTTGATGAACTTAATGGAGAATCTAAATAATTTTTTAAAAATCCCAACCAACCTTTCCAATCTTTTTCTTTTCTACCTTTTCTAATTTAACTAAGCGACCTACCAAATTATGACTACTTCTACCGATCTCGATTTCCTGACCGCCGACTTCTCTGACTTGCCTATTAGCTCGGCATATCGCATCCCCCCGACTGGCGTGTATACCTTCAAAGTATCGGCTGTGATGGGCGTTAGCAAGTCTAGCGGTAACGCAATGATCACTGCTAACTACGAAGTGCGGGAAGTTACTCAGGTTGCTGATCCTGCTGAAGCTAATCAAGTTGTTCCGGAAGATAAGTTCCAACAATACTTCACTTGGGGCAATGAGTGGGGCATGAAGAGCTTGCAAGAATTCATTGCACCTTTCGTCGCTCACTTCGGCACAGGTAAGTTGAATGAGCTGATTGTTAGCGACGCGAATCCTAATGGCATGATCAATGACGTTATCTTTGTGGCTAAGCTCAAGCGCACTCCGCGTAAGGACAAAGCTACTAAGGCAGTCATTGACGGCGAGTTCAATGTTAAGTTCACGGATGTTACCATCGCCTAACTGCTAACGTAAATTAAAACCGAGCCACTAAGGAGAAATCTTTGGTGGCTTTCTTTAGTTTATCTTTTCGTAGGAGCCACAAATGCTACAAGTCAAAGAATGTAAACTCACTGATCTGCTCTCACTACCTATGCGTAAGTGGGCGGAAGAAACAGACACATTGTGGGATGGTATTATTATACTTCCATCTAGACGATTGCATGAGTCTGGTTGGAAACGAATGGCATTGATTGGCTGCGTGGGCGCAGTACCTGAGCTTATCTTAGCTACTGGATGTGACGATATCTGTTGGGATATACAAGGTGAGGGTTTGCATACTGATTGCTTACCTAGTATACATGCTATTCATATGTGGTCTAGGAAGCTAACCTTTCAAGTTGGCATGGCTCTTAGTACAGTTGATGTAGTAGTACGGCCGAAGATAACGCTATGAAACTACTTGCTTGCTTTACCCCTGCTGATATCTCCTACTATCCAATCCTCAAGGGCCTTACCACTGCTGCTTTCCACCCAGCCCATAAGCCCTTTCCTAGCATCTACGTACTCAAGCAAGCCATCATACAGAACCAATGTGATGCAGTAATTGTAGCATGTGAAGATACCCTACGCATACTTCTAGCAGCTCAAGTAGATTATGTAGATAATGGACGAGCAACACTTGATGACTATGCTGGTTCCATACTTACGCTTTCTATTCCAGGGCGGCCCACCGAAATAGAAGTACTGATTCTAAATCCGCTAGAGCAGCTACGGACTGTACCATACTCTAAGTTCCTCTTCAAGCGCTACCTTACTAAGCTTACCTCTCCACAGGAGTGGCTGCCGGAAGTACCCTTCCGATGGAAGCTAATCGAAAGCGTGAAGGAAGTAGATAGCCTGAGCGTGAGTTGGGGAGATGCTGAGTTTCTAAGTGTGGACATTGAAACTAAAGTTGGCTGTCCTGAGAGAAGCATTAACATTGTAGGCTTCACCGCATTGTGGCTCAAAGGCGGATTGCGGACTGAGAGTATCATCATCTCACTAGATGAGGAGTGGCAATATGCACAGGTATCTAGACTACTCAATCTCGGTATACCCCTGCTCTATCAAAACGGTCTCTATGACAATACATATTTCCTGCGGTGGGGAATCAAGCCACTCAACTGGAGGTATGATACCCATATCTTGTTTCATTCCTGGCTCGCTGAATTACCGAAGCGCCTTGACTTTATTGCGAGCTTCGCTATCCGACGCATTCGCTATTGGAAGCAAGAAAGCGGAGGATCTCTCAGCGAGTATCATCGCTATTGTGCGAGAGATACGTGGGCAACAGCACTTGCTTGGGTTAGCCTCATCCGTGACTGTCCACAGTGGGCGCTTACCAACTACTTGATGAACTTCCCCAAAGTATTTCCATCAATAACTATTGGTCTCGATGGACTACCTATTAACTTGGAAATACTGGAGCGCGTCAAGGCGGAGAAACTTAAGGAAGCAGATAAAGATCTGGATACCCTGAGGACTTGGCTTGACGAGCCCTCCTTTAATCCGAACTCCCCATTGCAAGTAAAGAATCTCTTCGCTATTCTTGGCTGTAGTCACTTGCCTGATACTGCTGCTGCTAGCATGCAACGTGCCCGTGCAATGCATCCAGTCAATGAACTCATACTTGGTAAGCTGGTCACCTATAAGAAAGCACGAAAGCTTATCTCTACTTACCTAGTCCCGGAGAAGTTCTGGCAAGGTAAGCTATACTATCAACTAGTGGTAGCAGCTACAGATACCAATAGACGGGCAAGCAAAGAGAGTAGCTTCTGGTGCGGCCTACAACTACAGAACATTCCACGTGGCGACAGTGTAAAGCAATTCATTCGAGCAGATGATGGTTGGGTACTTAACGAGTGGGACAAGAGTAATGCAGAGAGCAGAGCGACTGCCCACTTAGCTAATGAGCCGGCCATGATTGCAGCCACGGAAGGCGAGAATGACTACCACTCACTCAATGCTTCTCGTTTCTTTGCAATTCCATACGAACAGATCTATGACAATCTTAAGAAGAAGCAACTCAACAAAGCCTTACGAGACTTGAGTAAGCGAGTCAACCACGGCAGCAACTATCAGATGGGAGCAGCTATTATGCTTCTTACTATGGGACCTACCTATGTAGCAGCCGCTCGTAAAATGTTATGTCTCCATAGTCTCTCGCTCATGGAAACTTGTGAAGAACTACTCAAGGGCTTTGAAAGAACATATCCAAGAATTCGTAAAGACTGGGTTGATGAACTTGTGCATACCATAAACACTACTGGTATGCTGACTAGCCAACTTGGCTGGACCCGCAAGTTCTTTGGTGATATGAAACAAAAACCGGCCAGGAACGCAGCAGTTGCTCACGGCCCGCAAAACCTTAGTGTTGCTATGCTTGATGAAGAGATCTTTCAAATCTGGTATAGCACCATCTACAATTACAACTTCAAAATAGCTAACTTTAAAACCGCTTACGCTTTCACTACTCCACTACCTCTACGCAAACTCCAGCTTACCAAAACGATTGCCCCTTTACGTAATCGAGTTCGAGTGAAAATGCAGATCCATGATAGCTGTCTCTTTACTAGTAGGCCTGGCGATACCGAGGCTCTTGATATTGTAGACAGCATCATGAACAACACTTTGATAATCAATAATCGCCCGCTACACATACCGCATGATCGCGGCGGTCAGGGTGTTTATTGGAGTGATCTTAAATAAACGAAGCACGTAACTATGAAATATGGCTCCTCCAATCAACCTATTCGACAGTTACTTCGAAGCGGTACGCAGCCCCGAAGTACCAATGTCGGCACACCGCTGGAGTTTAGCAGTCCTGCTAGGCAGTGCTCTAGAGCGGCGCGTGTATTTACCTTTCGGCAATGGACGAATCTTTCCAAACCAGTATGTCCTACTTGTTGGCGATCCTGGATCTCGTAAGTCTACTGCTATTAAACTAGCAGGTAAAACATTTGAACAATCCGGCTTTCCACAGTTCACTAGTGACAAGACCAGCAAAGAAAAGTTCCTCCTTGACTTGAGTGAAAGCAGCAGCAAAGTAAACGGACTAGCGGCGATTGATTCTAGCATTGATATGCAGCCGGCCGTTGCTCGTATTGTTGCTGATGAGTTCCTTGACTTGATTGGTCCTGGCAATCTTGACTTCCTAACATTGCTAGGCAACTTGTGGGACTTCGATAAGGAAACGCCCTATAAACATAGCAAGACAACTGGCAAGAGTGCTAGCATCTATCAACCAACAGTCTCTCTTATTGGCGGCGCTACTCATGAAACACTTGCACAGGCTATCCCTATCTCTGCGCTGGGTACTGGCTTCATGTCTCGACTGTTGCTCATCTATGTGGAAGGGACAGGACTCAAAGACTACTGGCCAGTAGCTAGTGACCCGCATAGGTTGGATAAGTTCAGGGCGGACTTACTAATTGCAACTCGCATCAGTGGACCAATGTCTCTTACCAAAGATGCACACACTGTACTTAAAGACATCTATGGACACTGGATAGAAATTGAGGACAGCCGCTTCCGCCATTACTCCACTCGCCGCTATACCCACTTACTCAAGAACTGCATGATTACTTCGCTCTCTCGTGGGAGCTTGGTGATAGACAAGAAAGATATTGTATATGCGAATAGTTATCTTGGATTTGCTGAGAACAATATGAGTAAAGCACTTGGCGAGCTTGGAAATATGCGAGGTAGCATGGCTAGCCAAGCAGTCCTTAGTTCTATTCTTGGTGCCGGACCTCTTGGCTTGACAGCAGAACGCCTCTTCAAGCAAGTAAGTACACGACTAGATAGCGGCAACACTAGCGAGCTTGGTAGAATCTTAGCTACTCTAGAGCAGGCCGGTAAGATATTTCCTTTCGACGGTAAGTGGATTGGCGTACAGCAGCAAGTAAGTAAACGCCAACCACATATGGATATGAACCTTTTAATTGGAGTTGAGAAACAACGACAGCAGATACCTACGGTGACGACAAGCTTGGTAACTCCGTAATGGCAGAGGTCTTTCTCCAACGACGAGTTACTAAATTCCTAGTACAGCTTACGCGAGATAACATTGCTACTCCGGAAGTTATTGATAACATGACTGGTGATGAACTAGAGAAGAAGTTCATTGAGTGGATTCAGAAATGAAATTCTACAAAGTATATAAGCAAGTCTGGGACACAGACACACTCCGCTTCATTGGTTTCAAAGATACAAAGATCTTGATTACCGCAGAAGATGAAGTTATGGCAATGAAGATTGCTAAACTAGGTACACGTAATCCAGCGATTGAAGAAGTCAAATCCTCTACTGCTACTTAACGAGATAATTCAAATGCATAAGATCAACGATATTTGGCGTGACCACGGTGAGTTCTTCTTTGGCTTCGGTGTTCCCACGGATACCAATCTGGCGTGGGGACTCATTGATGAAGAGGTAAATAAGGAACTCTTTCCCGCGCTCTTCAAGTACAATGCAGCTAACACACTGGAAAATAAAGCTGAGCTTGCTGACGCTATTGTGGATAGCGTATATGTTCTCTTCCAACTTGCCAGAAGTATTGACATTCCTTTCATGGCTTGCTGGGATGAAGTTCATAAAAGCAACATGGCTAAGATGACAGGTGGCAAAGTAGTACGTAGGAGTGATGGTAAGATCCTCAAGCCGGAAGGCTGGACGCCTCCTAATCTCTGGCAAGTCTTGCATAATTATGAGACTGGTAAAGAGTATGGGAAAGTAGAGTATGCAGGGATTAGTAATTTACAATGTAAGTAAGAATGGCTAAAGGAGCGAAGCATGAGCAATATACTAGAAGAGTTAGGTACTATTGTTGGAAAGTATTTTCCAATAGCAGAAGCTGCGAAAGATAGAATCATTCGGCTGCAATCAAACTGCGACAACGCAGCGGTGGAGATTGCCGACCTACGCGCAGAGCTTGCCGCATCTCAGGCGCAGGTTGCGGAGTTGCAAGCGCAGGAAGGCCGGCTGCTGACTCAGATCACCGAGCTTCGGCGGGAGCTTGCCGCCAAGCAAGCGATACCGGCACCCGCGCCCGTGGCTGATACGGAGCGGATCATTAAGGCAGCACGCAAGGTCGTGGCTTATCGGCATAGCATGTCCTACAACGAGGGGTATTTCGGGGAGCCTGCAGGGCTATTCAAGGAGCGTATCGCGGAGCTGGATCGGGCGTTGCCGCCTATCGAGATCAAGTCCGCACCCGTGGCGATGGAAATCTCCGACGAACGCCTGATCGCCCTGCGGAAAGCCACTTTCCCACTACCTGTCGGAAAGCCAAATGTCGAGTACGGCCGGGCGCTGCGATTCGCCCGCGCAGTGATTGCAGAGATGAGCAAGCCCGCACCCGTGGCGCAGGAGCCCAAGCTATGACCCAAAACGAGACCATCGAAACGGTCAAGCCTGTCGAACCGCACGATCACCCCGACAACCACGCAATGCATTGGTCAAAGAGCGAGCTGCGATGGATCGCGGCGCGTGATGCAAAGTGGGCTGCCGCTCTTGCTCAGGCGCGGGAGGATGCGCTGGAAGAGGCTGCGCAGTACGCGGACAAATTCCCCAGCTACAAGGCTGCAGAACATATTCGAGCACTCAAGGAAACTAAACTATGACTATTCCATCTTTCTATATTATTGACAACGAAGCCGGAGAAGTATTCTACACCGATGATCTTGAACTAGCTACTCGCCTACGTCATGACGATACCTACTATGTAATCTGCACAAAGACGAATCGCTTCCTAGCATTTCCAGAGGTAGAAATTCCAATTACGGAATTTCTTCCAACTAAACTTGAGCTAGACTTTGAAGATACAGAGCAATAGCTCCAAGAAACGCTAGGCGAAAAAGAGCCCCCTCTCCGTAATTGGATTGGGGGCTTTTCTACGTCTACTATTTATTCGGCTAGCTGGCTTTCAACTGGCACTGTTGCTTGTGGGAAACTACCTCCCATAATCTCAATCATCCGCTGAGTTCTTGGATTTTGATTCTTCTCCAGTAGCTTAGTTACCGCACTTTCTTCTGCATCTTTAGTCCACCTATTCAACGCTTTCGTGAAGTTCTCAACTCTACCACCTCGACTAGCATACTCACTAAGCAAGCCGTCATACTCATCTTGTTCTACAGGTTGACCATTTCTAACTTTCATCTTGATGGCTTCTCCCATAACTTCAAGGCGTTGAGCATCATAGGCTTGATACTGGTCCTTTCTATAGTTGTGCTGCACAAAAAGTGCTTCATCCATAGGCTTAGCACCCAGTAGACGATACGCAGAGCCGATACTGATGAGATCATTATAGCTGCTAATGTTTCCTTTCCCAGTGGTGGAGTATCCTTGGAATGCTTGAGCCAGTCCTGCTAGTGGCCGGCTCATACCATTATGCTCAAGCCCAAATAGCACTGCTTCTTTACCAGGAGCACCTGCTCCATAAAGGCTAGCTACCTTATCTAGCGTACCAAGCATCTTTCCATAAGCTTGCACAAAAGGAACTTGGCTAGGAGACGTTGGCAGCAACGTAAGATTACGCGGGTTCAAATCTCCACGTCCATACAGTGCAGGCATATTAGACCTGCCAAACAATGGGAATGCACTAGCACTGCCATACAGCAACCAGTCTCCCATAGGATCTCCACCAACAGCACTATACAGATCTTTGTGCTCAGGATTGGTAGAATACTTACCCAGGATATGACTATTAATGGCGTCAAAGAACGGAAGCCCATTCAAGCCGAAGATGCTAGTCTGCATGCCGGCAGTTACCATCAATGCTCGTGTGTTGCCATCTTGAATATACTTCCCTACTTGCTGTAGCATACCAAATTGATATGTCTGGAAGAGCGAGATAGCAGAACCAATAGTTCCTTGGAAAGCAATAGGTCGCTGGCTTGCGTGGTAGTTACCTTGCACACGGTTAACAAAGATATTGATGAAGCTATCCGCCTCGGCTTGGCTCATTTTCCCACTACTGACGAGCGGACTAGTTAGCTGATCTACAACATCAGCCGCCACAAAGCGAGTGAACTTCTCAGCAAACTTATTGCCGGTTAGCGTAGCTCCAGTCTCTGCAATCTTTTCAAACCTTTCTTTGAGTTTGCTGGGAACAATATTTGCCGTTGATGCAATATCATCCACTAGTTGCCGGTGAAATTTAAGATCGGTAGGAATAAAGCCGGCCTTTTCGAAGCGTGCAATCTTAGCAGCCGCACTAGGATCCCAGTAGTTACGTGCCGCATTAGCCATCAACTTAGTGGCGCTTATGCTACTAGCTCCATCCGGACCAGCAACGCCAGCCAACTTCATGAATGTCTCTGGATCCAGCTTCTTAATTGCTTGAATTTCTCCGGCCATCCGAATGGGACTGGAGATAATATTGATAAGTGAGTTCGCAGTATCCCAAGCAAGCTGCGTGGTAGCAAGGATAGAGTTGCTCATGCTCACAAATGTTCTTGCAAGATTCTTATCCGTACCAGTTTGCGCACTCATCCACAGGTCACGATTGATGGCACCACCAATGCCGACTCGGTGCATAGTAGCTTCGGCCTCTTCCCAGCTAACCGATCCGCCCTTAGCTTTACCAACAACCTCATTAACAATACCACCCGCCCGCGTACCCAGACTATCTACGAACTCATTCATCATGCTCAGCATTGGGTACTCATGCTGCTTGCTAATGTCTAAAGCCGTCTTAATGTAGTCGCCAAACGGATCTTTAACTTGGGTACGCTGGAATGCTTTAGGTAGCCATTGCATCTTAGAGCTAGAACTAGCAACTGCCTCTTCGCTCATAGTACGCAGTTGTGCAAACTCTTCTGCATACTTTAGCTCAACACCATCACGAACAATCTGCGTTTCCTTGCGTTCCATATAGGCGAGGAACTCAGTAATAGTTTCTTCAGGCCGCATGTTAGGAGCAGCATTGCTGAGCTTACCAGCTCGTGCTCTTGCACTGTTGATTCCTGGTTTATTCAATGCCCGGTCGAATTCATAGGCGCCCTTAGCTTTGAAGAATGCCTCGCTGTCGCTCTTAAAGACTACCTTGAAATCCGTACCAACTTGCTTAGCCAAACTTTCCAAATCTTGCGCGCTCTTAGCAGTAAGCATACCAACATCGGTATCGCCAAGAATCTTACCTTCATGTGGAACTAGGAACGCAAAGAAATTATGCTTACGGGTATCAATTGGTGGAGCATAGAGTTCATCCAGCGGCCAGTCAATTACCTTGCCTACACTGTTATGCCCCACACTATGCCGAGTTTGTGCCTCTGCACGCCAACCCTGAAAGCGCTCCCAGAAGCTAGCAGTCTCTCGGTTGATAAGTGGCACTACATCTTTATTGTTCGCACTAGCAAGTACTTCCGCCAAGAGTTCGCTATCACCGCCATGACTAGCTTTACGCACCAATACATAGCCAGTATCGCTAGCGCCGGGGACATTCATAAGAGCCCAGCCATCTTTACTGCTAGTTTTACGGAGAAGTTCCATAGTGCTAGCAAGCTCGGCGGCGGCCTGAGGCTTACTAAGTACCGCATGAGCAGCCGGACTAATGCCATCCAACGCCAACTTAGTCCTCTCCTGTATGGTGTTCCGTGCCACTACACCTACCTGTTGCATAGTTCTACCGAGCTCATCTGCATAGTCTGCATTGCTAGCAGTCAGCACACCAGCACCGCTACCGGTACGACTAGCATTCTTCTTTACACTATCCGCACTTAGCGTAGGCAACTGCTCGTAAGCTTCTCCCAGCAAATGAGCACTACCGCGCTCACGAGCTTCTTGAGCAATAGCAGTCTTTTCCAAATTAATTAGCAGGCCTTCTCCAGGTTGATCCCAGCTCTGCGGAACATTCCGATCATACGTGACTTTGACATGCTCACGCTTCATCCAGCTAGTCAATTCACGACTACTACCTTCTTCGATTTTTTCTGCAAACTTAGTGGCAATAGTATTCTGAATCCAATCTTCCGTGACGTTCATCTTCCTAGCCAGCAAGCTTAGATCCGTCTTAGGATTGGCTAGCAAGTAGTCATGCAGATAGTTTACTTTCTTGCCAAGAATGTGCGTGGATATGCTAGAGCCTACGAAATCCTCCAGCGGAATTTCTCCAAAGTCTTTCGTAACAATGGTGAGTGGTTTCTTATTTCCACTTAGTAGTTCAGGCGTTTCTCGAATCTTATCTAACACGCTCCAGTCATGCTCATTGATTACTGCGCCATCCAAGCTCTTGATTTGGCTAGCCCACACGTGACGAGCCGTGTCTTCAATGCTACTCTCTGCGGTGAGTTTAACTTCAGGAGCAAACGTATTTGGAGCAAAGTCAAAGCGCTTACCACCCGCATCTAGATAGCGGCCAAACTGTACATTAGCTTGGCTGAGTTCACCTGTAGCAATATCTGCAATGGTGGGAGTAGCAGAGAGAGACGTAGCTCCAGTGCGCAAGTTGAGGAAGAGAGCGGGGGCGTCATCAGGGAGAGCAACGCCAGGGCGGAACTTCTTAACAGTATTTCCACTTGCAGCTAAGCTCTCTGCTTTGACCATGCCACCAAAACGATTGGCAAAAGCAAACTGTGCAGTTTGTGCAATGTCATGCTCACCTGCATTACGTGCACTCTTAATTAGCATGGTGGCATGCTCAGCAAGCGCATTGCCAATACTAGCATCCCCGCCACCAAGCCCATCAGTGAGCGTCTGCCGTACATTCAAGAGGGTCTTGTCTGTAGTTCTAGCTAGAGTACGTTCCAAAGCACTGCTAACATCGAGAGCTTGGTCAACTACTTTACCGCCAACCTTGAAGCTAAGCGGAAGTATTTTATCACTCTCGTAAACGCTAGCTGGAAGCTCTGCCAAGTCTTGAAAGGTTTTGACAATGGCATCCCCAGGAGACAGGTTAATCTTCTCTCCCAATGCAATGGTGCCATACTTGTTGCTTGCCTTATCAATAGCTTGTGCAGTCTTTGTAAACGTGCCAGTGTTTTTGACTGCACTAACTAGTCCACCAAATCCGCCACCGAATACAAGGCTGGTAACTGCACCATCACTAATGATATCTCCCCAACTTTTGTTATCCAAGAGCGGAGAAGCTTTCATAGCAACCGCAGTTACCGCTTCAGCGACAGCAGTCTCCAGGATTGCATCACCTGCACCGAATGCAATGCTCTTCACCAAGTTAGCATTGAACCTAGAGAAGAGACCACCACCTTGCGTAACCAAGTCCATGTTGGCGGCTTTGAGATACTTTACTTGATTGTCAGCAAAGTATCCTAGTGCACGACCATAGCCACCAAATGCGGATCCGGCCTTGAGCGCATTCAGCCCTTTAACAGCTAGCATACCTGGAGCAATACTACCAATCACAAAGCCAGTAAGATCAATAGCATCCTTGTTCTGCGTATAGTAATCTCCCCACGCAACATCTACCTTACTCATGGTATCATAAGTGGAGAAGCGCTCAATCTCGTTATCTTTGCTTTGTGTGAGATTGATAACGTCAATGCCAGTGTTGGCAAGAGATTGAATGCCTGAGATGAAAGCACCACTGGTAAAAGCAAGTGCCTTCTCCGGGAATGCCATGCTCTCCGTGCGATCGTTTACTGAGCTAGCTGAGTATTGTGCAAGTGATGTAGTCATTTAGTTTCCTTAATCAAACAGCCGGCCAGTTCCTACACGACGAGCAGACTCTGCCTTTGCTTTGGTGATCATCATGTGATCTTCAATGGCTTTAAGCAGCGCTGGCTTGTTCAACAGATCCGGAGTGGCGAAGTTGGTTCCGCCTAGGAAGCTAGCTCCCTTAGCTTGCAACACTCCACCAACCCGATACTGCATCGGTCCACCAATAGCCAACACATCCAAGCCTAGATTCTTAGTTTGCTCTTGCAAGCCCACACTATAGAACCGCGTGATCTCATCTGCCAAAACTTCCGGAGAGATCTTATCGCTTAGTCCGCTGGCAATTACTGCTTGCATAGTTCCTTGTGTATCCCAACCCTTGTCCGCCAATCCTGCCAGTTTAACCTTGTCCAGGGTGAGCTTCACATAGTTACTCTCAAGAGCAGGCAGCAAAGTTGCATCGCCTTCGCGCAATACAAATGGATTCTTAGCATCTGGTCGTGCACGACTAGCATCCTTTTGTACTACTGTAAGATCAGCATCCAACTCCTTGATAAGTTGTTCTGCTTTCCAAGCCTCTAGAGCTTTTGGATTCTTAGGTCGGCTTGGATCATTAGCAGGAAGCGTAAGGTATGCTTGATCTACTTTCCTCGAATACAGATCTACTACTTGTGCAGCGTTCTTATGAATAGGGCTCTTTGCAAGATTGATAGTCTTAGCATTGGAGAATGCCTCTGCCGGAGTAGAACCTAGTTGTCCAGTAGTAGCGTACTGGCGGGCAATGTTAGCTACTTCACTGTTGCCCTTGGCAGCTACATCAGCAGCCGTAGTTGGAATGCCAGTCAAGTCACTCTGGGCAACCGCAGTCTTTTCCAACTCTGCGAGTTGAGCCATCTCGGCATCCACCTTGAGTTGCTGGATTTTAGTGAGTGGCTTCTCCGGCGGATTCATCTGCAGGTTAAGACGTGCTTCTGCTCTCTTTGCTGCATCCTCTTGACTCTGGATTGCACGCTCTGCGCCTTGTGCTCTTGCACTGATATCATATCCTTGCAAAGCAATCTGCTTCTCCGTCCGTACTCCACTAATCTCATCGCGGATTTGCTGAACGCGAACTTCACCTTCAGTAATGAGTTGCTTAGCTTCCAGCGCAGCTTTCTCATTAGCAGCCTTTGCATCCAACTGAGCAGTAACAAGTTCTGGAGTAAGACGTATACCATTACTGGCCATACTTTGGAGATCCTTGATGCTACTCTCAGCATCATTCTCCATGGCCGCCAAAGTATTGTGCTGATCCGTAAGCCAAATATTCTTAATGTTACCCATCAAATAGCCAATGGGATCCTTAAGCGGATTGATACTCTCATTAGCAAGGATCTGATCAGCCAATCCAGTACGTTGCTTCTGTACCGTTTGGTAGCGTTCAAAGGCTTGCTTATCCCCGGTGCCAATACCAAACTGTGCTAGGGTTGCTTGCGTTACCGCTTGTCGGTCTTTAGCCTCTTGCAAAGAAATATCAATAGCTTGGCTGGCTACATCCCGAGACTTACCGGCTGCAAGAGTAGTTGCTCCACGAGCTTCGGTAAGCTTGGAAGTAAGTCCAGAGACTTGCGAAGAGAGCGCGTCGAGTACAGAATTGATAGAAGTAGCAGCAGCTGTTGGGGCACCCACAGTAGTACCTGGCGTAGGAGCACCAGCAGCAGTACTAGGTGGAGTAGCAGAAGCTGTAATGGATGCCATACGATTATCCGGAATGAAAGCGCCACTAGCAGAATTAGGAGGACTTACTTTTCCTCCGGCGGTTTTAGCAATACCCTGATCGTAGGCTGCACTATTTACTGCAAGGTCTCTACTCTGTTGAGCATCCTTATTAGGATTGGCTTTCTGTGCTTCCAACTCCTGTGTGAGTGCAGCTTTCTGAACTTGATTGAGTCCAGGCCGGGCTAGCTCTTGCAGAAGAAGTGCGATATTACTTGCTTGATCTGCCATAATTTAAGCTCCACCTGCACCAGGCATAAGGATGTTTTGCAATTGTTCTAGCTCTGCTGGCGAGAGGCCACTAGTGTTACCAGAGCGCTGAGCCAGATCAATGTTAGTAGCTTGACCACTACCACCCGTGATCTTGTCCAAGAGCCCACTTAGTGCGTCTACACCTTTAGAGACCCCACTCGCCGCGAATCCGCCAATGCTTTCTACAAACTTTTGGCCTGCTGGCGTCATTAGAAATAACGCTACTGCAATTGGACCGGCTGCCGCAAGTGCTGGATAAGCTTCTCCTGCCGCCGCAATAGTGCTAGCTTCAACTCCGGTAGATGCACTAGCAGCAGCAATATCTGCGGCAGCCATACCACCTCCAGCCGCCGCACCAGCACCTGCTACCTCTGCTCCTAACGCGGGAAGCGCAGTGCCAATAGCTTGCCCACCAGCAACTGCACTGGTAGTGGCCGCAGTACTAGCAGCTCCTGCACCTGCGGCAGCGCCTCCTAGCCCAACAGCACTACCCAATTGCGTAAGTGCATTCGTGCCGTTGCCAATACCAACTGCGCCACCCAGGCTACCTAGCGTATCTCCGATAGCAGTCGAGTCGCCGAGCAATCCAGTAACTCCGCTAATAGCAGCCCCGCCGGCTAGCATCTTCAGCAGTGCCTGGTTATCAATCTGCGTGGAGCCTTCCGTGTTGCTACTCGTAGTACCCGTCTGCGCTACATTACTACTGTCCGTAGTAGCCACTGCCTTGGTAAGATTGCCAATATTTGCAGCAGTAGTACCTGCATTATTCGTAAGCGAGGTATTGAGTTCAGCAATCTTTGCAAGGATGCTAGAGTTCACATCACTCACAGAGTTACCAAGAGCCGTGTTACCTGTGCTGCGATTACCCATGGCATCTGCATAGGTATTTACAAGGCCTGGGACCGCCTTCGAGCCTTCCTGGTAGATAGCTTTAATTTGGTCTGGTGTGATACCTGCCATCTGCTTATTCAAGACTGCTTGCAGGCCGGAAGTATCTGCAGTAGTAGTGGTATTGCTCGTACCAGTCTTAGCAGTATTCAAGTCTTGCGTGGTATCCGTCTCTTGGGAAGTATCAGTACCGAGTACACCTTGGAGAAGCTGGAGAAGTCCAGTGCTTTGAGGAAGTGTGGTAGCCATAGTTAAATATCCTTTAAAGAATTTTGAGGTAGCTGCCTGCTAGTAGTCTAGCATTAGTAGCAGATGAACTAACATCCAAAGTCATCTTTCGACTAGCTACGTTCGCAGCCGGACTAGCTTTACAGAAGATAAGAACCTGGCCGCTAGTAACGTTTACTGTAGTAATTGGAGCCGTGGTAACAAATTCACTCAGGCTAGCATCATAGCCAGAATAGCCGCAGATATAGAGAGGGATAGGAATGGCACCACAAGTAAACCTAAGAACGCAGGGATCGCTTACCCGAATGCTACCAACTATGATTGACGGGCGAGTAAGTACAATCTCCATCTTGGCAAACATAGTAGTTTCAATTAGCACATCCTTCTGTAGAAAGCTGCTCTCTTGTGCTTCTATGAAGAGTTCGTTATCTAGTGCAATCTCCGGCGAAGGAGCATTTCTCCAAATGCTTACTTTGTCATAAGCCATATTACATCCCACTAGCCGTTAGCTTGACAAGAAGATTGCTTGTCTCTATGTCACCTTCGATAACTATGTAGAGATAGCGTCCAGTTACGCGTCCTAAATAAAGTCCGTTACCTTGGTGCGTAAAAGTAACTACTCTATCGCTATGCTGTACGGTATCTTTAGAAGAGATTACTTTAATAGTTGGCGGATTTATGGGGGTACTTACTGGGGATTGTTGGTTGTTCTGAAGGTATATGGAATGTATGGTAGTGCGCCTATCGTTTCGCTGCTGCACTATAGGCCCTACAACTAAGGCGCCATTACGAGGTTCTGATACTGTTACATTATCACCTGTTATAGAATATATTTGCCCCAAAGGACTAAGTAAGTAAAGCATCGCTTCGGTGCTATGGTGTGCAGCGTAGATGTTAGCTAAACTGAAAGCACTATCATAGGCGCCCCGAACTTTGCCAAGCCTACGAAGAAATGTATCATAGATCCAAACCTCGCTTTTAGTCTTGTAGTTAATTACTAAGTAACGAGAGTCCACCAAATGCAACGATACATGCTGAACACTAGTAGCATTAGTAGTAAACGAAAACGCTGTAGTTAAGGTGTCAAACGTACATACCGTATCGCTTATTAGTTGGCGATATTGATGGAGTAAAATGGGTTCGGTACTGCTAAGCTGAACTGCGTGGAAGCCATTGGTAGAATAGACGTAATGCGTATCGCAACCTGGTTCCGCCGCCACACTAGCAACCCCTGTAATCCCAGCCAGTTGCTTACTCTTAAATGGATTAGCTCCATTGAACGTTTGTACAATACTCCAAGCGCCAACAGTAGTATAGATGATTACACCGTTAGCTATCTCTTTGACAGATGTAATTACACCTTCAAAGCTACTTGGAGTAAACTGCCCTGCGCCGATACCTGTAAAGTCATTGGGTTGCCCGGGTGAACTATAGTATATCTCGTTGTCACAAACAAGTAGTAGGTAATTTCCCAAGCCAGCAATGGCGCGTTTAGGAGATGCAGTTGTTAAGGCAGGGATGCCAGTGGTCCCCGTAGAAAAACCGGTAGTAGCTGAGAATTCATTTAACCAAAAGAAATCCGTAAAGGCTGAAGTAGCGTACGCCCTGTTACCACTAGCTACATAAGTCTTCCCATTTACGTGTGCCACCGTGAGCAGGGGCAATGGATTTCCGGTGGTAGCGGTAACTCCGCTATAGTTAGTTGAGAAGCCAGTAGTGCCTAGGACAGGCGCCAGAGCTGTTACTTCGTAGATAGTTCCATTATAGCTAAGCACAAATACGCCCCGAGTATCCTCAGCAGCATATGGTACAGATGCTTGATAGACTGCTCCAGCATATGCCAACGTGTGGCGTAGATTAAATTTTACGCTTGTATAGCCATTTTGGATAGGCAAGCAATTGTGTACATAAATAGGTCCTGGCATACCCCAGTCAAAGTTCTCGCCGCGACCAACGTAAGCTGCATTAGCCCGTTGCGCTGTATCCATCGCAGGTTGCAGAGCTACGAGTGGAGCCATACGAGGATCCCCAGGAATATCTGCTGCTGCTAGAGAGATTCGTACTTCTACACTCATAAAGTAGTGCTCCTATTAAAATCTTCCAATTACAATGTCGAATTCGCGCCGGTGAACAAGTCCATTCAACCGCTTACCGCCACCCATTACCCACTTACGCAACTCTTTAGCTACAGAGTTGAATTCTCTAGCTAGTAGCTTCTTTCGCAGAGTGGAGCTTTTTAGTGCGCCGATGCCGAGATTGTAAGTAAAGTCAACTATGCTACTGAGTTGACGACCATTCTCCAGAGTCGGACAGAGAGCTAAGACGGCCGGAAGATAGTCTTCCAAGATTTGTATTCTAGCAATTATGAACGCTTCTTCTCTAGTTATGGCTTTATCTAGGGGGGATACTTTCTTTCCATTTGGGTATCTAGTAGTTCCAAGTCCAATAGTCCATACTCCTGCTGGACAAAGATAGGGCCGCAAATACAAGCCCTCAAACTTTTCCAACATAGAAAGGACTAGGCGGACACAAAGTTCTATGTCTTGCCTAGTCATAAGTTAACGCCCAGTGTTGGAAATGCGCCCACCACAGAAGAGGCCAAGTACTGCAAAGATAAGTTCTGCAGTAGCTGCTTTAATGATTACAGTGGCTGGGAAGAAGGCTTCTAGGACGAGTAGGAGGAAGCCAATAGTTGCCATGCCTGGGCGGATTGCTTTATTCCAAGCATCAACCCACACAATGCCGGTTAACTTCTCTACTCCTTCCACAGCACTGAGTAGCATCCTATCAGCCATGTTCTCATGAGTTGCTTCTCTTTGCGCCTCAATGATTTGGACACCAGCACTTGCGGCTGCTTGTAGTTCCTCCTTTCGCAGTTGACTATTTGCAGTAGCTACCTCCATATCGAGGCGCCGTAGTTCAATCTCCTGTTTATGCTCCTGCCTAGCTTTCAGGAAACCAAAGACTTCACCAAAGACCCAGCGAAAGGCTGTGCCACCTAGGAATGAAAAGAGTCCACTTAGCATAATAGAACTTTAACAGATTAAAAAGAAACTTCGGGTACTGTGGAGAATGCCATATAGCCATTTAGAAATGCATATGGTACAGGCGTAGTCGACGACAAAGTAGCTTTCAACATTGGCAATACGTGCATATTTGCATTCAGTTGTTTACTAATTGGTGCACCATTGCCACTCGATATAGCGCTAGTAGCTGCAGTCGATACAAAATTATAGCCTCCAAGATAACTAAAACCTAGCTCCACTGTACATGTGGCTCCAGTACCATAATTATTAAAGAAGAATACACTTGCACAAATACCTGCTGGCATACCAGAAAAACCACAAGTACCGCCAATGCCAGTAACCATCAAGCCACTAGCCGCAAAGCTAGAATTGCGCGCATCAGTGATAACACCTACGTTCTGGACTTCCCAAGGTAGTACAGTTGGCGTACCAGCAATTCCAGGTGTAGCACTATCTACAGTATTTTTATAGGTGGCGTAGAGTTTATTATTTAGATTACCGCCAATTGGTACAAGCTCTACTTTGTATGGTTGGATAGCCGGAGCTAGTTTACTTAGTTGTTGGGCGTTAGTATAATAAGCTGCAGTATTTCTAACTCCCGCGTATGCACCAGCCGTAATACCAGCATCCCAACAGAAAACTGCAAATGCTCCATCAGGACTAAATCTAATACACTCAGCGGCTAACTTAGTTGTAAGTGTAGTACTCTTAGTAAATCCACTATCATTGAAAAGTCCAGCACAGGGCCACACTTGCGTATTAGGTGCATGCAGCCTAAACTCTGCAATGTTTCTAATCATCTGCGTTAGTGGTTCATTTGCAGAGGTATGCGAATTTGCATAATACACATCTGCTAGGATAACATCCCACTTAGATGATATTAGTTTATTAGTGTACATTACTGCATTCTCTGCGCAGAACAACGGTTTATTAGTTACTGCTCTGTAAGCTGTAATAGCACGTTCTTGGTCTGCAACACTGATGCTATTCATCACTGGCTCGTCAAGTACGTAGTAACCCATGACGGAATCTCTAGAATCATATGTAGTAGCTGGTATTACTGTACCTGGTACTGTATTACCTAATCCTCCATGCACAAGTACCTTCAAGCCTACAGCTTCGGCATTTAGGATTAGTTGGTTGACAGTAAAATTCCAGGGGTATCCCATAACCGCTGTATAACCTAGACTCTTAATATCTAGTAGCTCTTCAAAGGACGGTTTATTTCCTTCGATGAACATTATCCGCGTATCTTCTTGCTGCTCCAGTGGAATGGTACTTAGATTAAGAAGTCTTCCTGAGCTAGTTTTAATAACCCCCGGGCCCCAGAATTTTACTCCAAACGTACTTATATTAAGATTGTCTAGATAGTAAGTACCAGCTGGAACATAGGGAGCTTTGCTTGCTGCTAAGGCATTTGTAAAAGCTGTATTGGCTAGGGCTACTCCAGTAGGATCAGCTCCATAATCAAGCACAGATACTGGGAGTCGGCTAAGACGTAGAGCTGCAGCATCAGCAGTAGTTCCTTGAGCTATAGACGCATATGTGGTATTTAGGCCTGTAATAGTAGTATGGCTTTGTGTTCCAGTGTGCGTAGAGCGATCACGTAACTGCGCGTCCGTAGAATTAATCGTGGCCCCAGTAGCAATACCATTAAGTTTTGTTTTATCTGCAGCACTCATAACACCTGCTAGTGCAGGAGTGGCGCTCAATAGTGTTACATCTGATCCAGTATCAGATAGAATATCTACTGTAGTAGTGGTAGGATTGCTTACTAGATTCGTAGCATTGGTGCCACCCCCAGCAACTGAAATACCGCCAGTCAAGTCAAAAGAGTTAGCAGTACTTAGAGAAATTAACTCTACTTTAGTATCCCCAGTAGCTGCTCGATTCAGGGTTGCAGTCCCGCCATTGAGGGTAGCACCACCGTTAGGAATAAATCCAATGCTGCCGCCACTGAGTAGCAGAAAGGTAGTTTTGAAAGTAGTTGGCAAGCCTACTGGAATGGTAAGAGCTAGACCATTGGAGACTTCAAATACCTTACCGTGGTCCAAAAGTGTTAGGGGGCGAGAACCCGTTAACGGAGTAGTGGTATATTGTTCAAGGTCGCTAAATGGAATGCCACTACTTGGTTTTGCATACTTGGAGCTAACTAAAGTAGTTGCATTGTTTGCGGCTGTATGTGCGTCTGCTGCTGCAGTACCTGCGCTGTCTGCTGCCGTTTGCGCATTAGTAATCAGTGAGGTAATTGCTGGACCTTGGTCTGCACGTAGCGCAGCAATTGTAGAATTAGAGACAAGGTTATCTACAAGTTGAGTGGCACTTCCGGCAATGGTCAAATCACCAGACTTGAGGGCCTGGTCAATAATTTCCAACATTGCTTCTGAAGTAGGTTGGTCTAGCTTAAACCCTGGAGTGTTAACAGGCATATATAGAATCCTAGAAAACGGTCACTGACTAAGCTGACCGGCTAAATTTGAAATAAATCAGACGCTTCTATTACAGGGAGTGGGACTGAGAAATCCACTCCCTGTATTAAGACGCGAGCGCAGCGTTGTACGCACTGACACAATACGGCACAGCAGCAGCGTATTCTGGATCGCTCAAGTGCAGCCCATCGACCCCACCACCCTCATCCAAATCAACTTGAATCGCTGAAAAGTGTGGCCAACTACTAGTATTAATAACACGGGCTCGTGATAGGTCCGCGCAAGCGGCTACAGCCGCGCTAATACCAGCATTCACTGCCGAGTAATCAGCAGTGGTCGGCAGCATATGTCGGCAAAGTACACGACCATACCCACGCGCCAGCAAATCATTGATAATGTCGGTATAGTAGCCAGTTTTTGTGGTCGACCACCCAGAACCAACATCATTGACGCCAATTGCGATGACTGCCACATCCTGGCTGGATCTGGCCAAGGTCGTGGATTGTAACCGTGTTTTCAATGACTGTACATTATCCCCAGATATGCCGAAAGTTTCCCCTGCACGCAACATCTGATGCGCTGTGCCGAAAGTTTCCACAGATCCCCAAACGTACCTGTTACCTTCCGTGATCGAATCACCAAATTGATCCAACACACCGACCGTGCCATGGGTTTTCAGGTTGCCTACAACACCGACCGAAAAGATTGGAAACAATACATTCGATGCACCAGCACTAATAGTATATCTTTTTGCCCCTGGTGAACATTGAATAAAATGAGCAGTTATATCATTACCACCAGGAATACCACTATTATAGATAACAGATGGGGCATTCCCGATAATCGCAGTTATTTTTTGTGTTTTACTGAGCACCATCAGCATGATGCAATCGGCCACAAATGTCACACTTGGTGTATTGCTGCCATAGGTTGCGGTATTATATCCAGCTGGTGTCAAAGTGGGTGTATATCCACTCAGTCCATGTGAATTGGTTAACGTGGCTGACGCCCAATTACCTGAGCTTCCAACTTGCGCCCACGTAATGGCCATTGTCGCATACGTATCGATCCCAGTCAATACCAACACATTGGACGCATTCCCAATAATCGCATCACCGTAACCGGCTTTCGGGCGCACGACCACCTTATGTGCAACATCAGACAAACCAGTAAATAGTTGTGCTCTGCCACTCACTATTGACACCGTGTTGAACAAACTTCCATCGACAGACACTTCAATGGTTCCAGTAGTTTCACCACTACTCATTACGACCATCAAAGACGCCCCGGTCGCCTTTACAATACCCATCCAACCCGACCTAAACCCAGGTAAGCTTATCTGTGTGCCATTAGTTCTATTAACGACTCCTGATGCTCCAAGCCAAAAATCAGTCCCTGCGATATTGGGACCAGAGAATATTGTTTGGTACATGGAATCAATTACTGTACCGGTCAATGTAGCACGTAGCGCGGCTCGCATTAAGAAGCTTCCATTCCAGATTGGGCCACAATTTCCACACCATGTACATGGCCGGCATTATCCGAGTACAAACTAACACGCGGCCACAGCGGTGATGCTGGATTCGAAGCAATCGCAGCGTTGCCGAATTGTAACCATGTGGCATTATCATTGGAATAGTGTGCTGTTAGGTCGCCATTCACAGCACGGCTAAATCTCCAATACCGCATATCGCTGGGATACGCCCCACTGCTCGGAAAGTTAGAAAATATAGCTGCAGAACCGTTACCACTAGTAACATACGCCACGAGTCCGGTGGAATCACTGAATGGAACGCTAGGGGCGGTGGTCGTATCCGCGTTAACCATGGAAAATTGAACAAACGGACTCGCAGAACCAGCGGGCGTAGTGATGAACGAACGCATCGTCAACGTTGATGCCGCATTAGCTGGCATCCGTAGGTTTTCCACGACCAGATCACCACGTTGATACGCCCCCGGCGTTGTCTGTGTATAAGTATACGGGCCGGATCCAGACTCCACCGTACCATTGACGAGGCTAGTGAAACGCAATGACAACACAACGTTCGCCGGGATGGAAATTCCAGTCACTGTGCCGTAAGCGCCAACACCAACGGCATTGGTTGCCCTGCCGCGAATTTGTGCCGTACGAACACTTCCATCGCCAGTAAATGTGATGGTGTTACTACCGACGGTCGGAGTTGCAATCGCAGTCCACGCCCCGCCATCAAAACTAATGTCTGCATTGCGAGCAGTGACAGTACTGCCGCCGTTGCTGCCATCAGTCCAAGTGTATGTTAGGCCAGTAGCCGTAATTGCTGTAACTCCAGCCAACGTTGGGGCATCAGGTGCTATTGCATTAATACTAGCTGTGCTAGCAGAGACAGCTGCCGCCGTTGCTGGTCCCGCCCCGTTAGCCGCTACTACTGCTACAGTAATTACAGTTCCTGCATCGGCAACTACAAGTGTATATGTGCTAGCAGTTGCTCCGCTAATATTACTCCCTGCTCGCTTCCATTGGTAAGTATAGCCTGTGGGCGAATTAGTCCACGTACCCGTGGTCGCGGTGAGCGTCTGTCCTACGGTAGTGGTTCCAGTAATCGTAGGAATGGTGCTATTAACTGGGACTCCAGCTGGAGCAACAGCAACAGTAACAATAACATTGTCGGTATCAGTACCTTGCGAGTTCGTGCTAACCATCTGCAGGATGAACTGACCCGTTGCTGGCGGAGTATAACTACCACTAGTAATGTTAGCTTGAATTAGCGTGGCTCCTGGATAAGTAAGCCAATTGAATACAGTTGTAGGTGCTGGATAACCAGTTACGCTCTGTCCTGCCCAAGCTACGGCCGTTCCTGCTGTAGGCGTGCCAATAATGGTAGGTGCTGTATTGACTGGCGTTACTGGAGCAGTAGCAATTTCTACAGGGTCTGCTTGCCAGATATTGTAATAAGTACGCCCACCTTGTTCAAAAATAAGTACGTTATTTACAGCATTAAAGGTAGTGTTGAATGCGCTGGAATTAGCTGCCTTAAGCATTCCAGTAAACGTTGGAGACAGGACTCCATCACCTTTAATTACAAGCGTACAATAACCTCCAGATACTCGGCCGCCTGCTACGGTAAATGGGGTATTAGATACATATACATCCGAGTTAAAATAACGGCCTGTGGATTTATCTAGGGAAATAGCAGTGGCAGGCGCAGTCGCTAAAATCGTGCCAGAGTTAGCAGCAAGGGCATCGTTAGCAGTAGATTGGGCAAAATCTGCTGCAACTTGTGCGTTACCAGCTGCAATATTAGCAGTTGTAGCAGCTAGTTGAGCTGTAGATACCAAGCCTGCGATCACAGGACCTTGGTCTGCGCGCAATGCAGCTAGAGTAGAAGTTGAGGATAGACTACCAATTAGCGTAGTACCCCCACCGCCGCCATTGGGAAGTTGGCCAGTCTCCATGTAGGAGGTGATGATATCTATAACGGCTGTGAGCGTGGGTGCATCCAGCTTATAGCCTGCGTTGTTTTCAGAGCTCATGGTTTAATTTCCTAAAAAAAAAGACTAGCCGCCAAAGAACCAAAGCTTAAATTTGAACCAAGCAAGTGCAATACCCGCTCCAACTGCTCCAAGCACTGCAAAGGGCTTACCTAGTTTACCAATTGTTTCTAGTACTTTGAAGCCACCTTGCATTGCTGAGAACGCACTAACTACATCTGCTGTAGATGATTCAAGTTGGCGAGTTATGATAGTGTTTTCTTCGACCAGTTCAACTAGCCGGCCGAATTCACTTTGAGTTACGTAATTTGGGGGAATGGTAGATGTTGGCATAATTTATCGAATCTCTACAAGATTGTTTGCAGCTAGTAGCGCTACTTCTTCTTCTCTATAAGCTGCCATAGCTACGTTACTAATGCTAGTTTCGCCACGTTCACTCATAACTCTAGCGACTGCACCGCTGATAATAGCATCCGGTTGCGTGTCTGCAATCCAACTCGCATAGGTGGCTGTGGAGATATCAGGATCTTGAAAGTAGTAGAAGGTAAGATTCGTACTTGGGTAGGCTAGTTTAATGTTGAGGTTTGCGCCGGCTGCAAATACAATATTCTTCTTCTCTGCTTTGTAGAGTGGATCCCAAAGGTCATCTGCAAGTACGATGCTTAGAGGACAACTATTGGTAGTATCTACGACGTGCGAAAGACCGCGGAATCGAGTGAATTCAGTAAGCGGTACTGAGTCAACTTGATTCAACGCGGTCTTTGTGATGCTGGAGAGGTCTCTCCAGAATGCATGTTTTCTGTGGAGGGATAATGTTACCCGCCGGATTGCAGACTGGATAGCTCCAGTAAGGTCCGGCCGGTCCGTCCAGGAGATAACCTCCTGAGTTAGTTCGGCCAGGTTCATGAGTTACTTTCCAACCTTAGTAAGTGCAGCTACTGCAGACTGCTTGATCTCTTCAGCAATGCTTGTATCAACTTCGAGGCCGCGAGAAACTAGCGAAAAGGGAGAGCCAACTTCTTTAGCAACTTTGGTAAGTTCTTCTTCCAGGTGCTTAGGAATATCAGCGCGGCCGTTAACGAAAAGAATTGGTTCACCCGTTGATGCCATATATTGGCAGATAGGTTCGCCGCTGTAAATAGTTAGTGCCATTTTTTAGCCTTATGAAAGTAGATATTAGGAGAGGCTATCTAAGCCCTCTCCGTTCTAGTAGCGATGCAACGCTAGGTAGTTAGGTAGTTTAGCCAGCAGCGCCCGCCAGGAAGTTCTTCAGGATCATGTTAGCTTGCGGGAGCTTATGCAAGCAGGTCATTTCCGTGGTGAGCGTGCCGCCTTGTGCGTCAATACCGTTATCTACTGGGGTGCCGTTAGCATTGTATTCCAAGTGTTTCGTCTTACGCAGATAACCGCAAGAGAAGTTAGCCAAGTCAACCACGAGAGCAGCACGTGCCCACGCACTCGTGCGACCCATAGCATTGAACAGCGGATGCTGGACAATGTTGAAGTCGCCACGCGGAGTACGGAAGCTGCCAAAGCGCAGACCGTAAGCGTTGGTTTGACCCTCGATGTTGTAAACGCTGTTCTTTTGGAACACTTGGTGAAAGGCACGCAGAGCTTGACCACCCGCAAAGACAACGCGAGAGTTACCACGCGAGCTATCAGTGACCGTATCCAAGGTAAGATCCAGCGCGGCTTCGAGAGCAGTCCACGTAGTGGGAGTGCCGGCGCCTCCAAGCGGAACAATGTTGCTAGGAACATTGGTGCGGATAATGTTCTCAAGGCCGTCCATCGTGTGGAAAGGAGCCGACGAACCAGGCAAAGTACCAAGATACTTTTGGCCCCAGATCAATGCCTTTTCCATGTTGATAGCATGGAAGTCAGCAGCTTCGCCCTTGCTTTCCGAAACGTTAGAGCCGCCAACCTTGTTAGCAACAGCCGCATTGGTATTCGAAACAGCCCAGCTATCGCGGAAGATTTGCGTGTAGTTGCTGGTAAACGTAGCAATGATGTTGAGAGCTTGCGGACGGAGCGAAGATTCTTCGAACGCATTGCCCGACATGTACCACACGTCACCATTGACCGTAGCAGCAGCAGCAACAGTACCAACAGCGCGCTTGACGTTAACAGTAGTGCCGCTAGGAACCGAAGTAACGACAACTTGCTCGCCGCTGGTTTCATTGCGGAACATCATGCCAGGGATAATGTTCGTGGTGGCCGCCACGTTCAGCGTGGTAGCACCAGAAGCATCAGCACCCGTAGAGGTCAGCGCTGGGAACACCATAGTTTTGGTGAAATAGCCGTGCTGGATATTGGAGACGGTTTCTTCTTTAAGCATGGCAGTCATGCCATACAAAGGAGTCGAGCCGTTAGGGAAGAGCTTCGTGATGAGCGAAGAGAACGAGTCAACCGGCAGGTTAGCAGGATTGACGCCAGTGTTAAAAATACCAACAGCCATTTTATAAAGTCCTAAAAGAGTAGATAAGTAAGCGGCTTAGTTAAGCCAAGAGGAGAAGTCACCGCTAGAGTCAGTCTTTGTTTGTTGCTGGCTAGCGGCTTTAGCTTCAGGAGTATTCGCAGCAAAAGCACTGGAGAAGTCAGCAAAATACTGTTCTGCTTTCGCATTGACTTGTGCTACGGAGAGATTCGGATTTTGGCGTGCAATTTGTTGCCTGGTTGCCTGCAGCAGCGGTTGTGCGCTAGGATGTTCCAGGATAGGGTTGCTAACTGGAGCAGATTTGAGCTGCTCAGTTCGGTAAGCTTCAGGCATGTAACTCTTAACTCGCTCACCCATCGTATTACCAGCCGCATTCAAAGAGGCTGCATTCATTTGCAGTGACATTTCGAATGCATTGCGAGTAGCGCCATTGATAATTTCCATCAGTGCGGCAGGATCACCGTTCAGGGCGGCTTGCGCTCGTGCGGGATCAATTGAGCGAGTGAAGTCAATACTTTTGATTTTGTCACTCAACTGTGCTTGATCCATGGTTACCATTGGCTGGCTCCAGGGATCTGCGGTTGCTGAGCTAGTAGTAGGAGTTTGCCAAATATCTTTAAAGCTATCCAAAGGAAGACTATTATCCGCAGGGGCCTGCATACTTTGCTCAATAGCTTGGCTAGTAGCGCCAGGATTCTGGGGAGCAAGCGGAGTAGCAGGTTGTGGAGCTTGCGGTGCTGGAGCTTCTTGAACTCGTTGGACGGGAGTAAAGAGATTCGAAAGAAAGTTAGCCATTTTGTTTATTCGCCTTCAGGAGTGGGGTTTGCCAATTGCTCAGCAGTGGGAAAGAACTCATTCAAGAGTCCAGTTACTACATCAAACTGCCCTTTTAGGTGAGCATGTTGACGTAGTTGATCATTTAGAGATAGGCCTTCTACGTTATCATAGTAGGTTAGAGAGAGCAGGATATTTGCAAGTCTTGCTCGCTCTTCTAGAAGTTTCTCGTGGAGAGACATAAGTTAGTTAGTTACTTTACGCTGTGGGTGCTTGCGGAGGTGTTTCCGCTTGCGTTTGTGCTGCTACTTGCGCTAGCTGTTGTTGCTGTTGCGCCTGTAGTTGCTCAGGAGTCCGCTTGAAGTCTTGAATCCAACCAGCCCCTTGGAGTTGCAATGAGTACATGAGCATACCCATGATATCATACTCTGCATTCATTTGTGGGTTCGTGGCCGCCATGCTAGCCACCATGTTAAATGCTTCCAAGTTAAGTAGGCGGGAGACTGGGCTCATGCCATCAGCTAGTTGAAACTGTACGCTAGAGTTACGTAGCTGCACAGGATCAATCATTACTTCTTGCTTAGTGCGTGGAGAGTAGTAATTGGCAGGGAGTTGGAATTGAAGGATGTTGAGTTTGATGAGTTCTTTAATGGGAACAAAGAAGCGGTGCTCGAAGAACATGGCCATCATGACGTTACGTGCGTCACTGCGGTCCATAACTTCGTTGAATTCAGCGCGACTCTTATTGCCCTTCTGGAATTGTCCTCTACCTACGCGGTTTTGCCCGTTAGCAATGTCAGCCATGTCGGTAACGTCACGAGCAAAGCTGAGAATAGTTGCTACGTTCTCATCTCGGTACTGGAGAGCAAAGACACCATTTTGCAGTGGCCTGCCATAAGCTTGTGCTTTGGCTGGAATACGGGCTACTGGGTCTACATTATCCATGTCCTTCTTGTTGAACATGGAAGGATCATAGAATAGACGATCGTAGACTTTACGGCGCTGAGAGGCAATACCAGAATTGTAGAGAGCAGAGGCAGCAGCTTGGAAGGGGATTGCGTTTTCCGCAAAGCTCTTAGTTTGCCAACCCAATCCATCTTCAAGAGGCTGTGCCGTCTTAATTGGGAAAGTTTGGTCTACACTAGCATACTCTTCTGCGTAGATCAGGACTTTACGATTTACAATATAGAGTTCGTAAATGTGCAGTTGGCCTGGATTTTGTGCCTTAATGCCAAACTCTTTAGGGATGATGCGAACGTAGAGTTTGGTAACCTCATACATGTTACTGTAGTTGATAGCATTAGCAGTGGAAATACCTGCCCAAGCTAGCCAATCAGTAGATGTGAGGGTTGGAGATTTCAGAGCTTGTGGGTTTACTTCTGGAATGTAGTAAGCGTTAGTAGAGGAGATGGTAGTAGAGTATTGAGCATCTCCGCTTTCGAAAGCTTCCGTGGCGCTAAATGTCTCATCACCTTCTTCTTCGAAGAACTTCTTAAGTTGCTCTCGTGTCCACAACTCTACATAGCCGTTAAATGCTGCTTTCTCCGCCTGCTCGTGCGGGAGTACGCGGGTATCGTAGATGGTATTGTAGGGATTGAGTCGCTTAATGCGATTGCCTTCGTAGTAGGTTTCCTGTGTAGAGCCTCGCGTGAGATCCTCCATAGGAGCGTTGACTACTTTAGGAGCTTTCCGGCTTTCCCACTCAATCTCCACAGAGGCAAGATTGTATTTTAGGCCATCTCGCATAGCAAGCATAAGCTCAGGCACCCAGCCAAAACGAACGCTATTGTCTTGAATGATGGTCTCCATTTGGAGAGCTTCACCCATGACTTGCGGCTTAGATACTACGGGGAAGATGGGATAAGAGCCTAGGAAAATGTCAGCTAGATAGGCAAGTGCGCTTTCTACTTGCGGCATCACCACTGGGATGGTGAGTGGATCCATAGTAGCTGCTATTTGCGTATCGCCACGCCCGCTTGCTACTCCGCTAGTTTCCCGGTAGTAGGCTTTGTCGCGGGCAAAGAGCTGATCGCGTAGATTGTAGTTGCTACTTAGGAACGTGCAGGCATTGTTGGCCAGTTTAACTAGCCGCTCTTTTGTATCTTTGCTTGGCATTGCCATGTTTTGACTTTCGAGTTTTGGAGGTTAGAACGCTAATTGCAGATGCTCGCTAAAAGATCCACTGCTATCGTCTGAGTTGAGGAGATCCACGATTGGACGCTGCATAGCATATTGAAACTCTGCAATTGCTGGAGTAATATATGCTACCACATCGAGAATGTCATCTTTGTTCTTGTCCTTGGCAGGATTGAACATTAGGGCTTGCTGAACGAAGCGTTGTTTTGCTTCTCGGTAGAAGGAGATCTTACCGGACATGCTCTCTTTGAAGCAAGCAATAATGCGGGAGACCTTAGATCCACGCGGATGAATGGGAATTGCTTGTAAGCCTTCCGTAATGCCTAGAAATTCTAGCTCTTTGTTGAACCAGAAGCTTGCAGTGGCTTGATAAGCTACGCCTTCAATGAGCACTACAGGGAGTTGGTATTTTAGGGCAAGTTTAATAGCTTGCCGATTCATTTCCTGAGGATCCCACTTACCTACAAGGAGTTCTCGTACTACGGGTTGGCCTTCGTAGATAAGGATGGCTCCAATTACTAGGTCATCACTCTTCTTCTTGCCGAGGGAAGGATCAATAATTACGCAGCCGCTCTCGTAGAAAGTAGGTAGATCGTTGTCAGTGACTTCTTTTAGTAGGGTAATGTCTAGGCCGCTACGAGATCCGGCTTCTTCATCATTCATTACTTCGCTAAAGAAGATTTCAGGGTGGCCTAGTGCGGTATCGCTCTCTAGTTCTTCAAGAAGTTCAAGGGTAGATTTGAGTTGCGGCCAAATACTCTCTCCATCTTCTAGAATAGCAGCCGTAACAAAGCTTTTCCAGAGTGGATCATGCTTCAGTTTCTTGAGGATGCTGCCATCGAAAGGATACATATTGCCAACAAAGATATATTGGCAACGTTTTGGAGAGCTAAGTTTAAGAAGAGTACCTAGAAACCAGGTAAGGACTTGGTCTGCTACCGTTGGAGACTCTGCTTGTTCGCGTGATTGCATGTCATCGCAGATAATGATATCTGGGCGGACAAACTTAATGTTAATACCGCGAACACTACTAGTGGCGCCTAGGGCTTTCAATACAATATTGCGTCCACGCCATGTAAGTTTCTTCTGATCGAGGGTATCCTGCTCTAGGAAGGTACGGCAATCTCCAAAGAGAGAGATTATGTTGTCGCTAGTGAGGATATCGTAAACGTCAGAGAGGAAATTCTCTGCCAGTGCTTGCGTGTTGCAGCAAATAAGGATGAACTTGCGATCACTGAAGAGGATAAGCCAAACTACGTAGAGCTTAAGTAGGATGGTTTTAGCAAAGCCTCGTGGAATACCTAGGGCTAGGCGGTCTTTACCTCGTTCTACGAGAGAGCCGGTAGTTAAAAGTTGCCAAACAGCTAAATGAATAGGAGGGAACTCGAACTCATAGACTTCTGGGAGGCAAACTTGTGCGAGAAAGTTGAGATCATCTTTACATGCTTGGGCGGCTTGATCCCTACTAGTACCTATTTCTGCGGTATCCATAGCAGTTAGATGTCACCAGGATTAAGGTAAGGAATAGCTGCTTGAGCTAGCTTACCTTGTGCTAGTCGCAACATGCTCTTCTCTGTCATCATCTCTTTTACCTTATTTGCAGGAAGTGCTGCCATGCTTCTACCGTCTACTTCAAGCACTTGATTGGTGTCGTGAGTAAGGGTAAAGGCAATAGAGGAGGACTTAGGGAGGTTGAGAACGACAGTAGCAGTAGAGGGATTCTGGGAGGTGGGAGTAGCGGAGAGTGTACGCTTAGCGGCATTGAGAGTAGCGTAGACTTTAGCTGCTTCGGCCGGTTTTGTAATCATTGGCAACAAAAGAGTGAGCCGGTCTAGAGCCTTAGCTTCTGCCAGTTCCAGCTTCTCATCGCGAGCAATGTAGTCTTTACTCTTCGCTAGCCTTGCACTAGTTACCCGATCGCGAAAGTCACTTTGCGCTAGGAGCTGAGAAATGTAACCTTCGGAGAGGGAGAGTGCACTAGCAACCATGGCGGCATTGAGACCGCTTGCCAAGAGTTGGAAGACCTGCTCTTCGCTAGAGTTAAGTTTCGCAACCTCCCTTAGTTCAGGTACGCTACTCGTGGGAGCTTCTAGCGATGGCGTAGGAATGGTGGTTGTGGGCATGGGCCGGCTCCGAGCAAAGTGCGTTGACTAACGTAAAGCAGTTAAGAGGAGTTTAGTTTATTGCGAGCGCAGCGAGTGAGTGGAAGACTGCTAAAGAGTTTGATTAGTTTTTTATTTAAAAAATAGTTCTCTATTGCATCAAAATCATCGTTATCTAATTCAATTAACTCAGCCCATTTTAAATTGCCCCTTCCATCTGGAACCCCAAACTCCATTCCGTTTAGCGTTTGCCGTACCATCCCGGATGCAATCATCATTCCGTATGTTACCACAATTTTTTCGCCTGTAATTATCATTGTTTCAAAGTTTCAATTTTATACCTAAAATAACCTATAGCTGTATCTAGTGAATAAAACCCAGCCATGCAGTCAGCTTTTCGCTTATATCCTTCACCGGACGTTGCTGTTATCCTACCGTTTGGATTAAATTAGTTAGTTTTTCTTGTGTTTCCGGCGTTATCTCATTAAGCATAAGCCAATCTGAAAGAGCCTGTTTTGCTGCCTCCAATATCTCTTTCTTATCGGCTTGGAGTTGCGCCTTTCCAACACAATAAAAATCCCCTCCTTCGCTTCCTCCTGGTGTATC